GCCAGCCGTCTTCTGTGTAAATAGGTGCCATGACAAAATCACGTGCCTGGAACCATGCTGCACGCTGCTCGAGTTCGTATTCCCATTCCTGATATTCGATCTCGCCCTGGTAGTGATCGTCTTCGCGCTTATCGTAGAATGTAGGATACGCGGCAAAATCGGCCTGCAGTGCAAGAAACAGGTTTTGCCGGTAAGTCGGAATATCTGAAGCGGTGGGTGGTATATTCCCATAGTGCAGACCGGCCATGACTTGCGGTAAGGTCTTCTCTTCGATCTTACTCCAGACATTGGACTCGTTGAAGTACAATGTAGCTTCGGCCGTCGTCTCTGTACAGCTGGAGATCTCCATGGTCGCCAACTGTTGCCAACTGCCGTGCTTAACAACTACCTCTATGCTCTCGATCGCACGAATAGCACTCGTTCTGGCATCGTACAGATTGAGCACATCCGGATAATCGAGCGCACGTCTATTCTTATCCGTAAGAGGTATGCTTATCGGAAGTGACATAGAACTGGCCTGTGAGAATATCGGACTCGTGGTCTCGATATTGAGTTCTATATCAAGCGGCAAATCTAATTGTACGTTGTTCGATTTGATGATGATTTTCATATCTTACCTTTCTTCTCGAGTTTTTCCATTTTGCTCTTGATCTCTTTGAACTCTTGGTAGTTAATTTCGGCGTGGATCTTTTCCGTTCTGAGCAGCTGGATCTCATCTCTCAGTTCTGCCAGTGTCTCTGTCAGTTCGCCTGTAGATGGCACTTCAGACGTGTAGCCTCCATCGGCGAATCCATGTACACCGGTGCGGCTATGCTTGCGGCTCTGACGTACACCCTCGATAGAGCGTACCATGGAAACTACGGCCGGGTTCTTCAGCTCTGCCTGGCTTACGACGTACTCGCCTTTATGTACGACACCTGCCGGTTCATGTACGCCACCATCGCCGGTGTAGCCTCCGTCACTATAGCCTTGGCCGCCGGGTTTGTATTCGTCCCGGATAGAGGTGGTCGATACGGATGCAGTGCTGTTATTGATGCCTGCAGATGATCCTCCGGAAGACTCGAGTGTCTGGTTCTTGATCGCGTCACGCTGTGCGATGATGTTCGCCTGTTGGATTCCGGCGGTTGCCAATAAGGCTGCCGTCAGGATAGCTGCCATGATCGGACCGGCGATAGGTCCTAACTGCATGGAGGTTGACCATGCCGTCGCGATACCCATTGCCGTGTTCACCCATAAGGACGCTGATTGAATGGCCGCATCGGCATCAGCCTGTTTCTTTTTCAGATCCAACTCTTTCTGTGCGTATTCCTGCTCGATACGCTCTTTTTCTTCGGCATTGTCACCTACTGCAGCCAACTCTTTCTGTTTTGCTGCCTCGAGTTGGTTGGCTTCCATCTCGAAGATCTGAGACGTAAGCTGAGATGCTGCCTGAAGAGCCTGCGACATTACGCTGCCGATCATCTGAACGTGCGCTTGGATGGCTTGACCTACATTGGCGAATCCGGCTTCACTCTGCGCCTGGAACTGTTGGATAGCATCCATCGCATTTGCGAAACTGCCTAAGAGCTGGCCACCCAATGTGTCGCCACATGCTTCGGCCGTCTCGGTGAGGATATCGCGTAACTCGCTGGTGAACTCACGCGCCTCTGATAAACGATCCTGCAGGGCCTGATTGAGTGATCGCGTCGCTTCGGTCACGGCCTTGTTCGCCTCTTCCACTACTTCGGCATCGAGATCCTTCACGGCTTCCGCATAGATCTTTTCGGCGGCTACGCGTGCGAGTGCATACGTCTCGGTGATCTTATTGCGCTGCTGATGGTACTGCGTTTCGGATATCAGACCTAAGTTGTAGCGCCGCTCGAGTGTTTCCAGTTCCTGCTGCTCGGCTAATTCCGCTGCCTTCAGCGCCTCGGTACGCGCTTTCTTGGCTGCCTTTTGGATGGCCTTGTTCGCCTCTTCCTGGTTCTTGATCTGGTTATCGGCGATCTTTTTGTCGATATCGGCGGTATCCATGCCATACTGCTCCATGAGCGCCTTCAGCTTATCCAGATGCTGGGTCTGAAGTTCGCGCGTATGGGCATCGTATTCCTCCTGCGTCATCTCGCGATTAAGCAGCGCCTGTTTGTCGGCGCGTAAGCTGTTATCGAGCCATGTCTGCAGATCCTTCTGCATGGTGGTGTAGCTATTCTTATTAAGCGCCATCTGTGCATTCAGCACTTTTATCTGCAGATCTGCAGTAGCCTTTCCGTGCTTAGTAGCAAATGCCAGTTCTTCCTTGGCTTGCTCGAATGCTAACTCCAGCTGCTTTTGCTTGCTCTGCTCGGCGGTAATCTGCATTTCGGCCTCCTGTCGGATAATCTCCGCCTTCCTGGCTGCATAAGACTCCTGGAGTGCCTTCAGCTGTTTCTTGTACGTCTCTTCGTTCGCCTCGGATTGTCTCTGCGCGGCTTCTTGATTTGCTTTTGCTTGCTCCTTGTTTGCCTCTGCCTCTTTAGCGGCTATCCGGAGGCGCAAATCCGATGCCCTCTGTTCATATCCGGTAAGTAGGTTCTGCTGATATGCAATTTCTTCTTCACTCCAATGGGTATTGGATTTGATATTATCCCTAACTTGTTGCGCAGCGCGCTCCCAACCCGCCAATTTTCTCTTCAGCCCTTCGAGCGAATTATTCATATCTTCTTCCATCCTGGCTGTCTCCAGGCTGCTCATGGCATCGTTATAGGAGCTGCTTAATTTATCGATCGCCTTCTGCGTTTCGGTGATCTCTTTACGCAGTTTCTCTTGTTTTCGC